CCATTCCTGCCGACATGGTGCAAGCCCGTTTCGGTCAGGCGTTCAAGATCGAAGGCGACAAGACGGTTGCCTACGATGCGTCTGGTAACAAGATTTTCTCTCGCGCACGCCCGGGCGAACTCGCTGACTTCGACGAAGCACTCGAAACACTCATTGAGCAGTACCCGTACAAGGAACACATCCTGAAAAGCTCCGGCGCTTCTGGCGGCGGTGCTCAAGGGAGTAATTCCGGCAACGGTGGAAACAATTCCGGCGCACATAACAAAAACGCCGGGAAGATGACCGCTTCGGAAAAAGCCGCATTCATCAAGGATCAAGGTCTTCAGAAGTGGCAGGAAAAGGTTTCCGCAGATTACGCAACCTAAAACCATTCTCGACATTAAAAGGAAATTGCCATGACTATCGGTAAAGCATCCAACTTCAAGATTTATCAGGACGAACTGCGCGGCGGCATCGTTGAAACGCTCACGCAAGCATCGAACTACTTCAGCCAGGCCGGCGGAGCTATCGCGCTCTCGACCGTATCTCGTCGTGGCGACTACGCCAAGGAATCGTTCTTCAAGAGCATCGCCACTATCGTTTCGCGCCGTGATGCGACCTCGGTTTCAACCGCTACCGATCTGCCGCTGACGATGGACGAAATCATCAGCGTCAAGCTGAATCGCAAGATTGGCCCGGTCACGCAGACCTACGATGCCTTCGCCAAGATGGCGATGAGCATGTCGCCGGAAGAGTTCTCCATGCTGATCGGTGGCATGGTCGGCAAGGCGATGCAGGTCGAAATGCTAAACAGCGCCCTGCGTGCTGGCCGTGCTGCGCTGGTTCAGAATACCGATGTGCTGTATGACGCGGGCACTGCAACGCTGACTACTGCGCATCTGGTCAGTGGCCTGTCGAAGTTCGGCGACCGAGCCAGCACCATCTCGGCATGGGTCATGCACTCGAAGACCTACTTCGATTTGATGCAACACCAGATCGGCACCTCGGCAAACGGTGACATCGTTTCCGGCGCAGTGGTTCAAAACGCCACCCCGGCTACCCTGAATCGTCCGGTCATCGTGACCGACTCCGACGCCCTGAAGGTTGCTGGTGGTTCTGGCTCCGGTGCCTATACCGACTACCATATCCTTGGCCTGACCGCCAACGGCCTGGTTGTCGAGAATACCGAAACTGAGCGCGTCGTCATTGACGAAGTGACCGGCCTGGAAAACCTCGTGATTCGTCTGCAAGGCGAGTATGCCTACAACCTTGGCGTCAAGGGCTACAAGTACGACATCGCCGTTGGCGCCAACCCGACCGACACCAACCTCGGCACCAGCACGACCTGGGACAAGGCTGTAACCGACTCCAAGGACGTTGCCGGCATCATCATCCAGTGCCGCTAATCCGGTGAAATGGGGCATTTATGCCCGCAATTGTTTCGAGGGTGCTGAGGCTTTCCGCCTTGGCGCTCTCGAATCAGGATGCTTTGCGTGGCTGCGATCTGTTTCCGATTACTCATCGGGCGACATAGAAGACTTCGACGCGGTTGTAGTTTTTGGATTGCAGGGCAGAGGGCCGGATGTATTGCGCGACTATCGTGCGATTGGCGTTCCGGTCTTTGTCATTGACTACGGCTACATGAAGCGCACCAACCACGCGCACGACTGGCGAACGGGTCACTGGCAAGTCAGCCTTAACGGGCTTAATGAGTTGCCTGATTGGGATTGCGACGCCAGCCGATTTAAAACGCTTGGCGTTGAAATCGTTGAACGCGGTGGCGATCCTGATGGGTATGTATTGCTATGCGTACAGACCACAGGCGACGCCTCGCACGGGATGGGCGAAAAGGAACTTAAAGCATGGGCAGAAGCGCAAAATCAGAAGTGGCCAGGTCTGCTGATTCGACCGCATCCGTTGCAGGATCATCTGACTTACGACCTGCCGGTTTGCCCGGCGAAGACACTGGAAGAAGCACTAGCGGGCGCGAGACTGGTAGTGACGGGGAACAGCAACAGCGGCCACGACGCGCTTATAAGCGGCGTTCCGGTAGTGGCGACGGTGCCGGGCGCGGCGTGGGATTACCTGAGCAGCGAGACGTTACCGAGCAAGGAACAGAGGCTCAAGCACTTTCATCGGTGTGCATGGGGCCAATGGACCTGGGCGGAGTTCAGGACGGGCGAGATGCACCGCTACCTGATGGAGAACGCGCTCTCCTAGATGCGATTGGATCGGTTCCTGTTTTCTCGCGGGGAAGTCTGCTGCGCTACGCGGCATTGATGGCGAAGCCTGGCATTGCTTGCGAGTTCGGCGTATTCGGCGGGGCTTCGCTGAGTCAGATCAGGAACTATCGCAAACCACCTGTATTCGGCTTCGATAGCTGGCAAGGACTTCCGGCGGCATGGAATATTGCCGATGGCCTGACGTATGAAGCCGGACATTTTTCGCGGGAAAAGCCGACCGACTTTGCGACCGGTGTGCATCTTGTCGAAGGTTGGTTTAATGAAACCATCCCGCAATGGCTTGCAGAAACCGAAGGCGCGATTCAACTACTGCACGTTGATTGCGACCTGTACTGGTCATGCAAGGACGTGTTGTTCGGGCTGAACGATCGGCTGGTAGAAGGCACAGTAATCGTCTTTGACGAGCTGTGTAACTTTGGCGACGGGTATTACGAATATTGGGCTTTCGGCGAATGGAAAGCACTGAACGAGTGGATTGCAAAATTCGGGCGCGTCGTTCAGCCGATTGGCAGAACTGAGTTTCAGCAAGTCGCTTTTGTGATTAAGGGATAAAAATGGCGTTGATTGTTGAGGACGGTTCTGGATTGGATACGGCAGAATCGTATGTATCCGTTGCCGATGCCGGAACGTACTGCACTGCGCATGGACTATCCGCATGGACTGGCGCCGATTCAGTCAAAGAGGCCGCACTGCGTAACGCAACTCAGTATATCGACACGACCTACAATTTCCGCTCCGCCAAGTCTTACCAGTATCAAGCCCTGGAGTTCCCGCGTCAGATGTGGGATTGGGAGCTTGATCCGCTCATGACTCGCCTACGTTCTGCGACTGTTGAACTGGCGGTAAATGCTTTGACTGAAAGCCTGTTCGCCGATGTTGAGCCGTCCGTAGTCACTCGCGTGACGGTTGGACCAATCACGAAGGTGACTGAGCCGAGATCGACCGCCGGCCAGAAGCGATTCGCCAATGTTGATGCGCTGCTTAAGCAACTGACGACTGGCCTTGGTGGCGTCTCCGTGGTGCGTGCATGACATTCTATTCAGACATGGCGACCACTGCCGACGAACTCATTACCGAGTTCGGGCAAGCCGTCACGCTGAAGGTATCCGCTGGCACCACTTACGATCCTGAAACCGGGTCAAGCGTCGTCACCTACACCGACCAATCCGGGCATGGCTGCGTAGTCGATTTCGACAAGAAACTGATCGACGGCACGAAGGTTCGCATCGGCGATAAGCTCGTATTACTTTCGCCGCTTGGCGTGTCTGAGCCGAAGGACGGCGACCAACTCGTTATCGGTGCAGAGACTTGGCAACTTGTCCCGCCGGTAACTGTGACTGCGCCGGCTGGCGTTGCGGTGCTGTATGAAGTTCAGGTGCGCAAATGACATTCGCGCTCGATCTGAACAAGGCTATCGAGAAGGCGAAAGACAAGGCCGACCTTGCCGTGCGCAAGATCACGATTGAACTGTTTAGCAATGTGATTCTGAAATCTCCGGTCGATACAGGGCGCTTCCGTGCCAACTGGAATTGCTCAATTGGATCAGTTGATAAATCGACCAGCGCAGCAACGGACAAAGAAGGCGCCGGAGCCATTGGGCGCGTGCGTGCAGAAGTCACGAAATACACGCTAGATGGCAGAAGCATCTTTCTGGCGAACTCGCTACCGTATGCTGATCGCCTTGAAAATGGCTGGTCAGATCAAGCCCCACAAGGCATGGTCAGGCTGTCGATAATCGAAACGAACAACGCTATCAATGTCTGACAAAACCATCCGCGCCGCCCTTGAGGGCCGTCTAGCCACATGGGCAGCCACGCAATCACTGACGGTTCAATATCAGAACGTGCCGATCAGCCAGCCGGCAACAACCTATCTTCGCGCCTGGTTCATGCCGGCCATTCGCGGCAGCAAGGATTTAGCCGGGCTGCATGTGCTGTATGCCGGGATATTCCAGATTGATGTAGTCGGAGTCGAGAACGTCGGCACGGGTGCAGTGGCAACCATCGTTGAAGCCATTGCCGCACAGTTCCCGAACAACCTATCGCTATCAAGCGGCGGATTGACCATTCGCCTAGTCGGCCATGCTTCGCCGAAAGTCGGGGAATATGAACCCGGACGATATGTGGTCAAGGTGTCGATTCCGTACCGCTGCGACACGATTTAACTACTAATTCATCAATAGATTAGTAGTAGTTGAACAGAACCCGCTCCGGCGGGTTTTTTTACGCCCGTTTGGGCATCAATGACCCGCTTATGCGGGTTTTTTCATATCTGAAAGGCCCAAATCATGAGTGTACGTTTGCCTAACGGTACTACTTTTGCCATCGCCACCGCTTACGGTGCTGTCAAAACCATGTCGGCTGTCACCAATGCAGATCCCGGTGTTGCCACCCTTGAAGTTTCGCACGGTATCGCAACCGGCGAATTCTTCGAGGTCACTTCCGGCTGGTCGCGTCTGACCAACAAAGTCGTCAAGGCCGGCACTGTCGCCACCAATGACGTGCCATTGCTCGGCATTGATACCACCCTGACCTCGATCTATCCGGCGGCTTCCGGCACTGGCACCGTGCGCGAAATCACTACCTGGACGCAAGTTGCTCAGGTGCTTTCGTCTAGCAGCGACGGCGGCGAACAGCAGTTCGTGACTTACCAGTTCCTCGAAAGCGATGCCGAAAAGCGTATTCCGACCGTGAAATCTGCTGGCGGCCTGACGCTTTCCATTGCTGACGATGCCACGCAGCCGGGTTATATCGCACTGTCTGAAGCCAATGATGACCGCCTGCAACGCGCCGTCAAGGCCACGCTGCCGGATGGCTCGGTGATTGTCTATAACGCCTACATCTCGCTGAACAAGACGCCTTCCATGACCATCAATGAAATCATGGCCTGTGAGGCGACGTTCTCGTTCCTTGCCGAGCCGGTGCGCTACTGATGTTCAAGATTAAAGCGAATCCCACTTTTCCGGCCACGGTCAAAATCCGTGCGCCGGGTGGCGAAGTTCAGGAATTGCCGGTCGTCTTTCGCCACAAGCGGAAGGACGAAGTTAAGGCGTTCTTCGAGGAAGCATCGGCAAAGGATAAGTCCGATGTCGATTGCATCCTTGAACTGGTCGAATCGTGGAAAGCTGATTCTGACTTGTCCAAGGATTCCGTTGCCGAGTTGCTGCAAAACTATCCGGCCTCTGCCCATGCAATTTTCAACTGCTACATGGCGGAACTGATCGACGCCCGCTTGGGAAACTGAGGGCGCTTTCTCGAAAGCTCAACGAAGACCAGCCTACCGATGCGGAACTCGCTGCGGTCGGCTTGAGGCGCTCCGATTTCGGGGAAGCGGATAGCGTGGATGTATGGCCGGAGAACATGCCCGTATTGCGCCTGTTTGACGCGATGAGAACCCAGTGGCGCGTTGGCTACTCAGGCGCCTATGGCATGGATTACTCAGCCCTTCCGGCAGTAATGGACTTGCTCAATATCGACGACCGGCAATGGGCGTTTGAAGGATTCCGCGTCATGGAAGACGAAGCCCTGCGAGAAATGCACAAGGATAAATAAATGGCTGAGAACATTACGACGCTAGGGATTGAGGTAAAGACCTCTGGCGTTCAGCAAGCCGCATCCGACCTGCAAAAACTCGCCAATGCCGGATCGTCTGCCGAGCAATCGACGGGTGGCATGGCGTCGGCGATTGATCGCGTCAATGCGCAGATGCGGGCAATGGGCGACAAGGCGAAGGGTGCCGGCCAGGCGTTCAAGTCGCTCGATCCTGCTGCGTCAGCAATGGCAAAGCTCGGCAAGGAATCAAAGAACGCTGCCGATGGCGTAAAGGCCACCGCCGCCCAACTAGACAAGTTCAACAAGGAAGCACAGCAGGCGTCTGGTTCCGCCGATGGCATTGCTACGGCAATGGGCAAGCTGTCGAACTTTGCCGGCGGCATCGCGGTTGGTGCGGCAATCATTGAGATTGTCCGTAACCTAAAGAGCGCCATTGACGGACTCGACAAGCTGAACGACCAAGTTGAAATGCTTGGAATATCGGCTGAAGAACTATCCGCGCTGAATTTTGCCGGGGTGCTTTCCGGCGTCTCTGCTGAAGAAATGACGCAAGGCTTGACCCGTCTTAGCGTCAAGATGGCCGAAGCCGCAGAAGGTGGCAACAAGGCGTCAGCCGTATTTGAAAAGCTCGGGATCAATGTTCAGGATTCAAGCGGAAAGCTGAAATCCGCCGACTCTGTTTTGTCAGAAGTCGCTGATGCGTTTTCGCAGATGGAAGGCGGCGCCGAAAAGACCGCGCTCTCTATCGAACTGTTCAACCGGGGCGGTGCAAAGTTCGTTCAGTTGTTGAGCAATGGCTCTGACGGCCTGAAGCGAATGAAGGACGAAGCCAAGGCGCTAGGCGGTGTCATTGATGGCGATCTGGTCAAGCAGTCGGCAGAGTTCAACGACAACCTTGACCGGCTTTCAACGCTTACAAGTAGCGTCGGGCGTTCTATTCTGTCTGACCTATTGCCGCCACTAAATACGCTAATCGCTGATTTCATTCGCGGCGTCGGTGCGGCTGGTGGTTTCTGGTCAGCAATGGGTGCGGCTGCGACCATGCCGTTCGGCAACCTATCGACGCAGATCAAATCTGTTCGTGCCGATCTTGCAGGCATGGAGAAAGACCAGAAAGAAGCAGGCTATTTCGACCAGCAACGCTATGACCGGAAGATTGCGCAGCTAAAAATACTGCAAGGCCGCATGGCTGACCAAGTTGTTGCAGATAATGCCGGCACTTACGGCAACGAAGGCCGTGGCGTAAAGGCGCCTGGCGCCAACACCAATTCCCCGAGCGCCGACTACATCGCACTGACGCAGAAGATGTCAGGCGTTTCTCAGGATTTCCACAAGCACCTGAAGATTCTGAACGCCGAATACGGGCGCACCGGCAACCTGAAGAACTATCAGGCAGAAGTCAAAAAGCTGATCGAAACCGAAACGCAGATCGGCAAGGATTCAACAAAGAAGCCGAAGTCAGGCGGCGTCGGTCGCAGCGTCGGAAGGGAATCCGACGAAGCCAAAGCCTATGAGCAGGCGCTTAAATCAATCGCCTCGGCAAAACTCAGCGCCGAAAAATCCACACTCAGCCTGACCGCTGCCGAGTCGGCATTGTTCGACTTGCAGAAATCTCCGGTGTGGGCGTCCATGCCTGAAACGTGGAAACAGACGGCTATCGAGCAATCGAAGGCAGCCGCCGAATACGAGCGAACGGCCATGTTCATGAAGGCCGTAGAAGCTCAGGAACAATCGAACGTCAAGCAGCGCCAAGGGATGATCGAACAGATTCAGGCGGCTGAAAAAGCCAATGAGATGTACGGCCTGACCGCTTCGCAAATCTCCGTAGTCGAACAATCACGCCTTGCCGATGCTGTCGCCATTCTTGAGCAGGAAGCGGCTATGCAGGTGCTCAATGGCGCATCAGATGATGAAAAGCGTGTCACAGATGAGCGCATCAAGTTCCTCAAGGAAGAGCTTTCGCTGCGCGGGAAGTTATCCGATGTGTTGATTTCCGGCGATGTCAAAAAATACGACATCCAAGACGCTACCGATCAAATCAAGGAATCAACCAAGGAACTCGACGAATTCACCAAGCAAGCCGCGCACAACATGCAGGATGCAATGGCGGATTTCTTCATCAATCCGACCAAGGATGGGATGGATTCGCTGGCCGAATCGTTCGGCAAGACGATACAGAAGATGATCGTGCAAGCCGGCTCCGCTCAGTTGATGAATATCCTGTTTGGCGACATGGGCAAAACAGGCAAGGTTTCCGGGCTGGCCGGAACTGCAATCGACTGGCTATCAAAAGCCGTGTTTAACGCCGATGGCAATGCCTTTTCTGGTGGCGAAACCGTCAAGAAATTTGCCAACGGCGGCGCATTCGGAAACGGGCGAATCCTGACGCAGCCGACCATGTTTGCGATGGGCGGAACCTTTGGCGTCGCCGGTGAAGCCGGTCCGGAAGGCGCATTGCCTCTCAAGCGCATGAGTAACGGCAAGCTCGGCGTCCATATGTCTGGCGGCGGTGGCATGACGATCAATCAGACGATCAACGCAGGCGCCGGAACCGACAAGGCAGAAGTCAGACGCGCCGCTGCATCCGGTGCGAGAGGCGTTCTCGGCGTAGCCAATGGAGCACGCCGCTATGGCTGATTTCCTAGAAGAACGGATTGACCATCAGACGATCAGGATGGGCGCAGCATTCACGGATCAATACGCCGTGAATATCACCACGACATCAAACGGAAGCGAACATCGTTCGCTGATTCATCCTTACCCGTTGCGCACATTCGACATTTCTCAGTTTCTCGAAAAGCAGGAAGCCTATAACTACATCTGTGCGCTATATCACCGGGCGCACGGTTCCTATGCAGGTTTCAGACTTCGTTGTTATGACGAGTTTTCTACTAACGGCAGCGTCGGGACGCCTACGGCGTTCGATCAGCCGTTACAGCAGATCACGCTCGGCACAACCTATCGACTGCAAAAGGTTTTCGGAACGGACAAGGCAGCAGGCGCCAGCGGTTATCCAGTGCGCATCCTGTACAAGCCGGTTTCAGGCACCGTCAAGTTCGGCATCGGCGGGCGCGAGATTCGCAGCGCCGACTGGTCGGTAGACAACACGACTGGAATCATTACCTGCGCTGCTGATAACACCTACGCAATTACCGGGGTTAGCAAGGCTGCACAGGCGGTAATCAGTCTCGGCTCGTATTCAATCCAGATCGGCGAGTCCTTCCACTTCTCAGGAGTTGCAGGCATGACGCAGATCAACGGGCTACGCGGCACCGTGGTTGCCAAGGGCGCCGGATATATCACTGTTGATATAGACAGCACGGCATTCTCTACCTACACATCGGGCGGGGTGATTCATAGAAGGCCGCAGGCTGGTGAAACCGTAACCGGCGGTTGCGAGTTTGATTTCCCTGTTCGGTTCAACGGTTCGCTGGTTATCGGGCAGGACTATCCGAATCATCGGAATGCTGACGGGATCGAACTTGTCGAGATTTTGAACCCATGAAGGCAGTTCTAGCGGCCCACGAAACAGCCGTTTTCTGCCTGCGGATCGAATGCACGAATGGCACGACGGTACGCATCGCCGTCTATCCAATCGACCTAACCATGTCGAACGCAACCGTCTATCAGTGCATTCCAGGCGTCGAGCGCACCGCCTACCTGTCGTCTTCTGGCATGTCGCCATCGGCAGTTGATATTGAAGGCTTCGTCGGCTATGGCGGTATCACTTACGATGCCATCGCATCAGGTGTCTTCGACGGCGCCCGCTGTTATGCCTTCCTGACCAGCTTTCTGGCGCCGGTTGAAGACGAAGAGCCACTGACGCTCGCCTTCCTCGGCAAGACGACACTGCGTGACAAGCAATACCGGATAGAAAAAATGTCGCTGGTCGATGCCCTGGGGCAGACGGTTGGCGATTCGGTTACAGCATTGTGTATCCATGAACTCGGCGATGCCGGCTGTCAGATCAACCTCGTCAGCCACACCGTCACCAGCACCCTGACGCACGTCACCAGCCGCACGGTGTTTCGTGATTCGACCCGCAGCGAAGCCGCCGACTGGTTCGGCAATGGGTCAATCGAATTCACGACCGGCCCGAATGCTGGCCTGCGCCCGCTCGATATCAAGAGCTATGCCGCAGACGGCACGATCACCACGCACGACGCCGCTTACTACCTTCCGGAAGTTGGAGATGGAATAAAGCTGGTTCCCGGCTGCCGTGGTCGCCGTACAGACTGCAAGGACAAGTGGAATAACGTGGTCAATGCTTTTGCCTTCTGGGATGTGCCGACGACTTCCACCTATGCACAGATCGGCGGTGTTTCTTGACACCCGATGAAATCGTCGCCATCGCCAGAACCCAGATCAAAACGCCATTCCGCCATCAGGGGCGGATTCCCGGCAAGGCGCTGGATTGTGCCGGCCTGATCGTCCATGTCGCCCATGAACTCGGCTTGGACTATGCCGACCAGGCAAACTATCCGCGCCGCCCATACGCGGGATTGCTGGAAGCCGCGCTAGATAACCAGCCCTGCCTGCACCGTGTCGAACGGTCGCCGCAGACGGGCGATGTGCTGCTGTTCAGGATCACCAGCGATCCGCAGCATCTGGCGATCTGTGCCGGGGAAACGATCATCCATGCCTGGGCAGAACCCGGCTGTGTTTCTGAAAACATCTTCACCGCCAAATGGCGCAGCCAACTGGTCCGCGTCTATGAATTCACCGGAGTCTCGGCATGAGTAGCGTCGGTCAAGGCCTTGGCATGGTGGTTGGTGCCGTCGTCGGCTTCTATGCCCCCGGCGTTGGTGTTGCGCTCGGTGCGTCAATCGGCGGCGCAATTGGCGGATATCTTGACCCGCCAAAGGGCGCGAATACCGAAGTCGGCAAGATCGAGAACCTGGCGCAGCAGACCGCTGCTTACGGTGTCGATATTCCGCACGGTCACGCCTCGCACGCCTACGGTGGCAACTGTTTCTGGATTGAAAACGGGACGCTGAAGGAAGTCGCCACCGAAGAATCTGCAGGCGGCAAGGGCGGCGGCGGGCCGACGGTCACGACCTATTCGTACTACTTCACCGGGGCGTTCTCCTTCTGCAAGTGCCTGCCCGGTCAGACCAAGGCGCTGCGCCGGCTATGGCTTGGCGGGCGGCTCTACTATGATGCCGGGTCGGACGATTACGGCGCCATCGTTGCCAGCAATACATCTGCGGCCAGTTTCACGTTCTACAACGGGTCATCGTCGCAGATGCCTGATGACCGGATACAGGCAACGCTCGGGTCAGGCAATGTTCCCGGTTATCGTGGCCTGTGCTACATCGTCTTCAAGGATTTCGGCCCGATGGCCGATTACGGAAACACCGTTGTCGGCTTGCAGATCAAGGCCGAACTGGTCGATGCCAGCTATACCAGCACGACCTCGACGCTTGCTACCTTCCAGAAACCGGACGCGACCAGTCAGTTTGAGATGTCGACGGTGCGCTTCGCCGCCGACAAGATCGTTCGCACCAACCTGATTCATAACCCGGATTGGGATTTGATCTCGACTGAGGTGCAGGAAGCGCACTACACCGCCGACGCGATGGAAACCTATCGCGGCGATCTGCCTCCGTATTCCGATTCATGGTGGACGACAAAGATCAGCGTCTTCACCATGCAGACCGACGAAGACACGCTATTGTTGCAGTTGTTCAAGGCGCCGAGTCAGACAAAGCTGCTCAAGTTCGATCAGGCTGGAAACACGCTTTTCGAGACTGAATACATTCAGACCAGCGTGCTGCCATTCACCATGCTGCGCGGGATTTTCGACCGTGGCCAGATGTACCTGATCGAAGACGGGCAGAAGATTTACGAGGTCGATTCAGCCGGGGTGGTTGCATCCACCTCAGTGACCTATGACGCGAACTTTGCCGGCGCTTCGGAAAACTACATCTTCGCGGTCAGCAAGAATACCGCCTCGGCGACCATCTATAAGATCGCCCGCTCCGATCTGAGTCTGGTCGATACCTACACCGCCGCCATAAATTCGTCATCTACGCTGATTTCCGTCGAGTCTGATTCTGTTTTCTACACGATGGCGAATACCGGCGCCTCAAACCGTCCGGTCTATCGGTGGGAAAACGGCATTGCAACTGATACCGGCCTGCGTTACAGCGGCTATTTCAACAGTTCCTATACGCGGCTTCATGTCCAAAGTCCGACCCTAGCCTATGTTCTGACGACCGACACCGGCACGCTGATTTCGACGGTCTATGCGCTGCACATGAGCATGACGCCGCAGACGGTCGATCTGGCTGACGTAATCGAAGCCGAGTGTCTGCAATCCCAATTGCTGACAGCGGGCGATCTGAATACCTCGGCTATCTCTGCCACGGTGCGCGGTCACAAGGTCCAAGGCAGGGGAAGTATCCGCGCCGCACTGGAACCGCTGCAAGCCGTCTGGCCGTTCGACGTGATTCCGTCCGGCTACCAGATCAAGTTCGTTCCGCGTGGCACTTCGCCGGTGGTCAGTATCGACAGCGGCGAACTCGACGCCCGCGCCAGTGGCGAATCACCCGGCATCCGCATCGAGCGCGTGATTGAAATGGATTCGCAATTGCCGCAGCGCGTCATTGTCGAATATGCGGACTGGGATCGTGAATACGACCCTGGACCGCCCGGCATCGCTTTCCGCAAGAATACCGACACCGTCTCGACGCGCAACATCAATCTGCCCGTCGTGCTGACGGCAGACGAAGCGAATGGGGTGGCAGAAACCCTGCTGCGCATGTACTGGATCGAGCGCGACCAGATTTCCTTCATCGCACCACCTACGCGCCGCGCTATCGAGCCCGGCGATGTGGTGACGATAGTCGACGACAACGCCTCGTTTGACGTTCGTCTGGAAGAAGTCGAACGCTACCCGGACAATCGTAGTCGCTGTGTCGGCAAGTTCGCTTCGGCACCGATCTATTCCCCGGTGCAGCTTGGTCAGGCCGGGCTGGCGACGGGCGCCGCCTTGACGCTTGATGGGGATTCGCTGGCGGTGCCTCTCGACGTTCCTTGCCTGTTGAGTACGCAAAACACCTACGGCTACCCGCTGGCGATGACCGGCTACCTGTCCGGCTGGCCGGGAGGAACGCTGGTCAAGTCGGACGATCAGGGGCAGACATGGAGCGCCGTGGAAGGCTTTCTTCCACCGCCGGCCAAGATCGGCTTTGCCATCAACGCGATTACTTCTGTCGCTACCCGTTTCAAGGATATTTCGCAGACCTTGACCGCGCATTTCTACGGGGGTGCCGAGCTTTCCAGCGTGACAGAATTGCAGATGAGCAACGGGTCAAATCACTTCGCCTATGGGGCGGACGGGCGATGGGAAATCATCGCCGCGCAAACCTGCGTAGAGCAGGGCGACGGATCGTGGATTCTCTCCGACATGCTGCATGGGCGATTCGGCACGGAGTGGGCAATCCAGCTGCACATGCCGTATGACCGTCTGGTACTGCTTGACCAGGCGGTGCTGCATTTTATCGAGAGCAACCTGCAAGCCATCGGTGCCGACAAGCTGCTGCGGGCAGTGACCAAGGGGCGGAATCTCGACCAGGCGAGCAACGTGGCGTTTTCCTACGATGCTGTCAATCTCCTGCCATTGTCGCCATGCGACCTGAACGGCCACCGCGACCCGATCACGGGTGACTGGACGGCAAGTTGGACGCCGCGCTCGCGTCTTCCGGTTGAACCGTTCTCCGGCCTGGAAACGCCGCTCGGGGAAACCACGGAATCCTACGATGCCGAAGTGTGGGATGCGACCTTCACGACGCTGAAGCGCAGCTTCTCCGGGCTGACCAGTCCGACTTTCCAATACACGACAGCCAACGAAACCGCCGATTTCGGCGCCACGCAATCGGCGTTGCCGGTCAAGGTGCGGATGCGCTCGGCAACGGTCGGCCTCGGGTTCCCGCTGATCGGCTCATTGGCGCGCAGCCGCTCTAGCATCTATGACCTGATGATGTTTGGCTTGCATGGCGACGGCACGAACAATTCGACGGTATTCACCGACTACACCGGCAAGACATTCACCGGATACGGCAACGCAAAAATCTCGACGGACATTGCCACGGCATTCGGTGGATCGTCGATAAAGCTTGACGGAACCGGGGATTATGTCGAAACGCCGAACCACGCGCACTTCAACGTCGGAACGAAGAAGATGGCGATCCGCGCCCGCGTGTATATCGCAGGCAACAGCAATCAGAACTCAGACACATTACGTGGCGCTGTCATCTGTGGGTGTTTCCCATCTGTTTCAGGCCCGCCGCTGTCGGGCTGGTTTCTGGCAATAAACGGGTCTTCAACAACGACCGGAACAGGAATCAGCTTTGCGAGTTGGGGCGTCGGCGCCCGTACCGACATAACAGCTACGGTCAGCGTTTCACATGGCGCGTGGCACTGGATAGAAGTCGATATTGACGGCTCTGGAAATAGGTATCTGTTCCTAGACGGCACGCTGTTGAGTGCTTCGACGACCACACTTGGTGGAGGTTATCCCGCCGTCGAGTCGTTTGGCAACACCTTGCGCATCGGCGGAAATCAGCTTCCAGGGTACGCGAGCCAGTTGAACGGCTATATCGAAGAACTGATCGGCATCAATGGCGAACTGCTCAACACCACGACCCACACGCCGCCATCGGTGCCGTTCTAAGGAGAAAACAATATGGCTTTTGGATCAATCGTCGAGGGGCAGGGCAGCCAGGTTGCAAAGGCTAACGCCTTGTTTAGCGACCTCGCCCATGCGGCGACTTACTCGCAGGACGTGGCGAACTGCTCCGGCCTCGCCATCGCGCTGTTTGACGGATGGATCAACATTGCCGGCGTGCGCACGGCGATTTCTGCCTATACAGCAACCCTGACTGCCTCGGCAACCAACTATATCGAGGCGCACCCGGACACCGGCGCGGTGACTCGCAACACCTCGGCATTCACGCCGGGATACATCCCGCTGCACAAGGTGGTTACTGGGACGGCGACCGTCACGACATGGGAAGACCAACGCATTCTGCCGCTGCCGACCAATGCGACGCTGGCGAAGGCGTTGAGCGATGCCAACACGACCCTGACGCAGCCGGAAGCGGCGAACGCCACGCTGACATTCACCGGCACCCTGACGGCCACACGCGACATCGTGGTGCCATTGGTCGACAAGAAGCAATGGACGGTCTATAACGGCACCGGCCAGAGCCTGCGCTTTATCGGCGCATCGGGGACAGGTATCACCGTCGCCACCGTCAAGCACGCCATTGTCAGATCGGATGGCACAAACATCGTCCGGGTCACGGCGGATACGTAAGGTTTTGAAATCATCGCCGGCACAGACCGGGTAAGGGAATAGAAATGCCGGAAAAGATCGTTCATAACCTGACGACATGGAAGGACGAGATTGAACTGGCGCTTGTCTTCTGGATCATCGGCGCCACCATCGGCATTGGCCAGCACCTGCTATCTCCGGATCGGTTTTCATGGCGCGTCATTGTCGGTCGGGCGCTATCAACGGGGGGCCTCGCGGTCGTCGCCGGGACCATTCTCATTATGCAGCCGAATATGTCGCCGCTTGCCCAGATGGGCATTGCCGCCGGAATCGCCAGCCTCGGAAC